AGTCCGACGGATTGTAGTCAAAGATTAGCTTCGACTCGGTACGCATATTTAATTGGGTGAAGTCGTCGTAGAATAGTTCGTTCGCCTCGTTACACCACGCTAGGTTACGTTTACGCCCCCTTATCTTTTGTTCGTCGTCGACGCTAAAGAACTCCACCATCGACCCGTTAGGGAACGTGTAAATATGCTCAGACATGTTATGGCTAGACTTGTCGTAAATACCCGACTCTTTAAGAACTTCGAAAAAGTCGCGCATTGCCGTTGCCCTAAGCGCTGGGAATGTCTTACGAATAATAGAAACGACCACGCCTTTGTTTTGTAGGCAGTAGACTAGGATCAATTGACAAAGCGAATACGTCTTACTTGAACGGCTACCCCCCTCGTTAATGATAAAACGCGCCTCGTTATTGTAAAGCGCGTCGTAATTCTTTTCAAATACAATTGTAGATTGTAAGTCCATTACTCTAGTTCTTTGGTGTCAGGTCGAATAATGCTTATTTTTATTTCGTTTATGTTTTCGCCGTTGCTTGTTACGTCCGTCTTTTCGGTCAAGTTGTTTAGCCTTTGAGTTATTGACGGGTTGTACTGCCCAACCATGCCCCCTTCGATTTGGTCTTGGCGAATTTCCCGCTTTATACGTTGGCAGACCCCGCAATAATCTTCGTACGCCCCATTTGTATTTCTAAAGTAGTGGTCAATTGTTACGCCTTGTTCGTACCCGAATACTTCGAAACCCTCATAAGTTAACGGCACACGCAGTTTTTCTTGAACTACCTTTCCGCTTTGTAGGGCTTTGTCTATTACCCTTGGGTTTGAGTGTACTTTTTCCTTGTAGGCTTCGAACATTTGTAGAAGCTTTTCTGGGGTTTCTATGTACTTATGCTTTCCCATTTCTTTTCGTGTTTTTAAAGTGGTCTAAAAAGTCGTCTTCGGTTATGAACTCTACGCACATTAGGTTATCTTGGTCGGTTAGGTAAATTACGTAATGTATTCCGTCTTTTTTTAGTTCGGCTTCTATTACGCTACAATAAGATGCCATGTTTTTACCTATGTCGACTATTGCGTATTTCATCGGTCTATTTGTTCGAGTTTACGTTGCGCCCATTCTATTCCCTCGTCTCCGCCCCATGCTAGCCACATTAAACGTCCGCATCCGTCGCCTAGTTCTTTATTCGAGTGTTGGCGGTGTCGTTCAAAAGCTGCCATTCTTGCAATAGTGTCGCGGCTTATTGGTTCGTTTTTTGCTAGCTGGTTGGCTCTTTGCTTACCTACGTCCGTTCCGCAAGAACCCCATCCGTTTTCTTCGGCCCAACGTAAAGCAATTTTAGCGTTTTCGCTTGCTTGTTTTGGGTAGTCGGTGTAGCTATCTTCGGCAAAAGAACGTTTGTAAAGGCTTAATGCTTCGCGGGCGTGTGTTTCCCATACTCGATTGCATACGGCAAAGCGTTGGTCTTCTTTAGGGAACGAGTTTACGCTTTCTTCGTCGGCCATGCAACGCTGTATAAACGTATCTTTCTTTTCTCCTTTAATTGGTTGCGGCATTGCTTTTGCGTTTACGTGTTTTTGTAGCTGTTTTCTTACGTGTTTGGGTTGGTTCGACCGACTTAGGTTCTTCGACTGCGTCCGCTTGGGCTGTTTCTTGATCAATGCCCGTGTAAGAAATAGTCGATTTCTCGAAAAGGTAGCCTAAACCTATGGTATTGTAATACGTAAAACGTGCGGGGTCGATTTTGTCGACTTCGATTTTACGTTGTCCTAGAACTGAGTCGTAGGTTACTATGGTTTTTCCTTTGTATTCGTCTTTAATTTTCATCTTGTTTCTTGTTTAGTTCTTCGTCAAAGCGACCAATAATGTAAGCGCATATCCCAACGCCTAAGATTTGCAAATAGGCCGTTTGGCCTTCGTAAGTTAAAGCTATGCCCATAGCTAAGAAAGCAAGGGTAGCAACTGCGTAAAATAGTTTATAAGCGCTCATAACAATATTGAATTTTTCTTATTTTTTGTTTTAAGTCCCTGATCATGTAATGGGCAGACGTTCGGCTTACGTTAAAATATTCTGCCATAGCTTCTGCCGTTTGCTTTTTGTCGTCAAAATAGACTTGTGCTATTCGTTTTTCCACAGGGTCGACTATTTCCGACCTGTATTTTTGAATACACCACTTGCGAAAGTTGTAAACGTTTTCAATTTGGATCTTGTCCAGCACTTCGTCGTTGTCAGGTTCGTCTAGTAGGTCGGGGACTTGGCTATTTATGTCGTCTTGTTTATGGCTTAAAGACGTATTCCAAATTATTTGGTATTTGATTGTGTTTAGTAGGTAGCTTTTTACGCTATTTTCGTCCGTCTTTTCGGTGTCAATAGTCAAAACGTGCAAATAAGCGTTGTTTATACACGTGTCGGCGTTCAGCATTGAGCAAGCCAGCTTTTTGCTATTGACGTAACGCGTTAAAAAGTAATTAGCGTAGGCCCTTACTTCTTCGTAGTTTTCGCTTACGTACTTGTCAAGCGTTCGCTTCAAACCATTGTAAGAACTCATTATAAAACTTTTGTCGGTCAGGTACGGCGCACAAACATCGGTTGTCATACTGGCCCGTGACCTTGTTTTTAATGGACTGCAACTTGCGTAAGTGCATTTTACTAAGCCTTTCGGGGTTTAGAATGGCTAGTATTCCGTTTATTTCTAGTAATTGAGCTTCGCTAAGCATAAGTCGACAACGTAAGAACATAAAGAAACTAGGCACGCGGTAAGAAATTGACCGCTTAAAGCCCATGTAATCCAAAAGCCCATACACTTAGGACAACCGAAAGCGCCGTGTAAATACATTGTAAGGCGATTTAAAGGGACTTCACTAAAGAGGCGGTCGATTAGGTCTTGAAGTGGCTCAAAGTTCGTTAAAAACCATGCAAGCGCAATGTAAAGTAGTATTTCCATATGGTTAAATTCTAGTCAAATATAAGATTAATTTTTAAACAAGACTTTTTTTAAATAAAAAAGCCCCTTTTTACGGGGGCTAGTTTTAGTGTAGGTGTTTATAAAGGTACTCATCGAGTTTAACGAGGGTCGAAAGTGCAACGTCTTTGCCGTCTAGGAAATTGTTTATTTGGAAATGGTGAAACTTTCCCGTCTTTTGTTTTATTTCCGTTACTATTTGGTTTCGAGTTCGTGTTTTCAATAGGTCTTTAATACCGCGCCTAAGCGCTTCGTCTTGAATAAACATAATCATAACTTAAAAGGGTAAGTCGTCGTTTGAAACTACGGGTGCAGATTGTGGCGCTACGTATGGCTCGGAAAAAGACGCACTAAAATAACTATTCCCAGCGCTAGAGGTTTTAACCCAAAGGGCTACTTCCATTTCTTTGCCGTTTACGTTTACTTTGCCTCGATAGTCGGGTTGGTTAGCGCTTGTTTTTTTGTCGTTCTTAAAGATTGCGCCTGAATTTGGTTTGTTTTCCATTATATTTGATTTTAAAAGTTGCTAATAAATGCAATGACTAAAGTTAATGCAATGGCCGTTACTAAAATAATAGTACCGATCGCGGCTAGTTGTTCGCGTTCTTGTCGTTTGTCCATAGCTTTAGGTTTAGGATTTGAGAATTTTATTTTAATTTGCTTGTCCTTTACGTCCTTTTTGTCCTTTTGACTAGATGCCCAGCTTTTGCGGTATTCAGTCGTTAGCATGGCTACACGTTTGGCGGTTGCTTTAGTTGGTTTTCTACCTGCCCAAGTGTAAACCGCGCGGTCTACTTTCTTAATGTATCCGTTCGTCTTTAAGACGTTGAACACGTCCCAACGCGTTTGGCTTAGTTCGTCAAAGCGAAAGTTTGGCTTTTCGTTCATTTCAATTAATAAGTCTTTGTAAGACTCTAGGTTAAATTTTTTCATTGTTCTTCGTTTACTATTTGTAATGTTCCGTTAATTGAATATCCAGTTAATCTAATCAACTGCTCAATGTGGTAAATCAAGTCATCAAGTTCCACATCCTCGTGTTCGAACTCATAGCTGGCTTTGTGTCCGTAGTGGGTTATTTCTATTTTCATTGTATTGTGTTTAGTTTAAAAAAGCCTTTTTCGCTCAAGAAGGCAATAACTCTATCTCCCTACGATGAGAACCGACACTTACTCGGCAGGCTACGTTCCGCACGTCTACGGCATTTGTTTTACATTTCGTGTTTAGATATGTGGCAATTTTTACCCCTTATCTTTGTTTAAATTGTTTTACTTCGTCTTTTAGTCGTTCTACGTAAAGAGTCGCGTCCATAAGTTCGTCTTGTAGGTGTGTGAGCCATTCTAAGGTGCTTAGGTCGTTTCTTTCTAGCGTTGTGTTGTATTTCATTATTCCGAGTTTCGAACGTTCGTTAAAACGGGCCAAAACACGTAAAACTATTTTGTCTTCTATTTGCTGTTTCATAGCTTTTCTAATTCTTGTTTAACGTCGTCCCAAAAATAACCCTCAAATTTAAATTCTAGTTTTGAGTTTTTACAAAGGTCTTCTAGGTCTTTAACTATTTTTTTTTCAAATTCTAACCCAGCTTCTATTGCAATTGCACAAAATTTCTTGGCTAAGTAATTGTTAACACCATAGTAAACTGTTTCTAATTCTAGTCTATAGCATTCATCTAAAATAAATTCGGCAGTTTCTTTTGGTGTCATAGGAAATTGTAAAGGGTTTCGTAATACTCGCGGCATAGTTCGACGCGTTCTTTTATTTGTTCTATTACTTCGTCGTCACGTTCGACCTCAAAGACTTTAACGCGGCGGTTGTCGGGTATATGGTCGAAGTTGTGGCGCTTTTGCACTTCGTCTATAAGATCCAAACTTTCTTCTAAAAGATTGGCGTTCCAGTGCGCTCGACGGATTTCGTCTTGAACCATGTCTAGCGGTGTGTTGACTAGGCAGTAAACTAGTAAACTTTTTTGTTTACCCGTGAGCCACATATAGCCCTGTAGTTGGTAGTAATAGTCTTTAGTCGGTATTTCCGTAGCAAAGAACGGGAAAGTCGTAGCATCCCAAGAACTTTTTACGTCTAAAAGAATGTCGTTCGTGTTTACGTCGGGCGTACCCATTACCCAGTCGTTGCTAAAGTGTTC